GGTGGCTCAGGTATAGTAATTTTAAGGTACAAATTTCAATAAATAAATTATGGCACATTTCGCAAAAATAGGAATGAATGGAAAAGTCATCGCAGTATTAACTTTAAACAATAAGGATATGTTAGATGCTAATGGCGTTGAAGACGAAAAAGTAGGTCAACAGTATTTAGAAAGGCACAATAACTGGCCTGCTCAAATGTGGATTCAAACATCTTATAATACTCGTAATGGAAAACATTATGATAATAAGACTGGAGAATTATCAGACGATCAGTCTAAAGCATTGAGAGGAACTTATGCAGGTAAGGGTTATACTTGGGATGAAGATAATAATCTATTCTATCCTAAAAAACCTTATCCAAGCTGGGTTTTAAATACGACAACAGCGACTTGGCATTCACCAATTGGTGATGCGCCCGATGATTTAACGGAGGAAGACAATGCGGCTTACATATGGTATGAATGGAACGAAATTACCCAAGCGTGGGATAAAAAAGAAAGGGCATAGATAATTTTAAAAAAATAAGATAAACTGTACCTGGTGGATATGGAAAAGAAAGTATTATCTGAAATAGCTTTATATTACGGTGACATTGCAATGCCGAAAGGCTTTGAAATAGATCGTAATAAACTTCAAGACGATATTTTAAAATCACAAATTAATAATAAAGAATTTCCTTACTCAAGAAGTTGGGACATGCTGAATACCTATATCCGCGAGCATATTAATGTGGAATATGAATTCTCTTTAATCAATAAAAAAACATGGGGAAATGTTTATAAACCCACAGAAATTTCCGTTCCTTTACTTAATATAGACCCAGTTGATCTTAGAAATTCCCCTGACTACACCTTGTTGTATGGTGTAAATGTAAAAGATTGCAGCATTAGAATACACTATGACGACAATAGAAGAAAAGGAAGAGCCTGGGATATTCCTTTAACCAATAATCGATTTATTATGTTCCCCTCTACACAAATGTACTATATCACCAACAATCAAAAAGATTCTCTTAATTTTACTTTAACTATTACCTATGAATTTATCTAATTATTTTTGGTGTTTTAAATCTGCGCTAACGCCACGATTCTGTGATGACGTCATTAAATATGCATTAGCTCAAAAAGAAACGATGGCTATTATAGGAGGGTATGGTCAACATAGAAATTTAAAAAAGGAACCCTTAACTAAAGATGAGATTAAAAATTTAAAACACAAAAGACATTCTGATTTGGTTTGGTTGAATGATACCTGGATTTATAAAGAAATACACCCCTTTGTTCATGCAGCTAATAAAAATGCTGGTTGGAATTTTCAATGGGATCGGTCGGAATCTTGTCAATTCACAAAGTATAAACTGCATCAATACTATGACTGGCATTGTGATAGTTGGGATAACGTTTATAAAACTAAAGGTCCTGATAATGGCAAGATAAGAAAACTATCCATGACTTGTCAATTAAGCGATGGTTCAGAATATTCTGGTGGAGAATTAGAATTTGATTTTAGAAACTATGACCCTCCTCAAAGAGATGAATCTCAACATTTAAGAAAAGCAACTGAAATTTTACCTAAAGGTTCCATTATTGTTTTTCCTAGCTTTCTTTGGCATCGAGTTAAACCCGTAACTAGAGGAGTAAGATATTCACTTGTCGCATGGCATTTAGGATATCCTTTTAAATAAGGATGCATAAAAAAAGTATAGCCGTTATTGGAATTGGAACAGCAGGACTCCAAACCCTTTGCCACTTATGTACATGGCTAGGGAGTGATTGGAAAATTACCTCTATTTCAGATCCCTCTATACCCGTAGTAAGAATAGGAGAAAGTACTAATCCTCCTTTTGCTTTGTGTTTACAAATGGCAACTAATTTTAATGTCTATGATCATTTAGATGCAATAGGAGCAACTCTTAAAGTAGGAACTATTTTTAAAAAATGGAGACGACATAATTTTCTTGGTCCCTTATTTGCAGGAAATCTAGCTTTACATATTGATAGCGGGAAAATGCAAGAATTTGTTCTTCCTTCTTTAAAAAAGAGGTGGGGAGATAAAATAGAAATCAAAACACAAAAAGTAAAAAAGATTGAAGATTTAGACTATGACTATATTGTTGATTGCGGTGGTTTTCCCGACAGTGCCTCATTAAAATCTAATTATATCTTACCACAAGGATTACTGATTAATCATGCTATTACCCATAATATTCTTAAACAAGGTAGGTGGAACTATACAGGACACGTAGCCACTAAAAATGGATGGATGTTTGAAATTCCTTTAATGGATAGACAGGCGTATGGATACTTATTTAATGATACAATTACTTCCACAAAAGAAGCTATGGAGGATTTTTCTAAAGAAATAGAGATACCTGTAAATCAATTGGATGGAAATACTGGCAAGTCGGGTCGATGTGATTATTCTTTTAAGCCTTACTATGCAAAAAAATTGATTGAAGGACGCATCTTTAAAAATGGAAATAGAGCTATGTTTTTTGAACCTTTATCTGCTAATTCTCTTTTTGTTTATGATGCCATCAATAGACTAATTGTGGAACGGTTGGAATTAAAATGGGGAAATGATGATCTAGCTAATAAACGGTACAGGGAGAAAGTAGAATCCATCAGGGATTTAATTTATTACTATTATCATGGAGGATCGACCTATGATACTCCATTTTGGAAACAGGCTTCCACTCAAGCTTCCAAGGAATTAAACAAAAGTGAATCATTTCAAAACATAAAGAAAGAATTTAAACGTTATAATAAACTAGGCACTCCCTATCTAACTCCTATGTGGGGTTTAGAATCCTATTGCCTTAAAGTGATTGATGAACAAATGGGATATAATTATTTTACAATATGAGATGGTTTACTTATGCATATAAATGAATATTTTAAAACGCCTATATGGTCGGAAGAAAAACCAGAGTTTGTTAAGTCCTTAAACAAAGCCAGTGATAAATATATTAAGGCAGCAAAAAAAATGCCTGATTCTAAAAAATATCTAAAACAATTTGGTGATTTTGGTAGGTCCTGGCATTCAACTCCTTTAACAAACGATAATGATTTTATAGATTTAAGAAATTATATAGGACAAAAGTCTTGGGAATTTTTAGACCATCATGGCTACGATATGAAACAATATCAAACTATGTTTTCTGAAATGTGGGTTCAAGAATTTTCTAAAAAAGGCGGTGGTCATCATTCAGCGCACATTCATTGGAATCAGCATGTATCAGGTTTCTATTTTTTAAAATGTTCTGATAAAACTTCTTATCCTATTTTCCATGAACCGAGAACAGGAGCACGAGCCACTAAATTAAAAATGAAACCAGACTTAAAAGCTATCTTTCTTGGGAGTGAACTGATTCATTTTAAACCCAAGCCTGGAACTTTAATTATCTTTCCAGGATATATGGAACATGAATACGCAGTCGATCATGGCAAAGAACCTTTTAGATTTATCCATTGGAACATCAGTGCCATACCGAAAGAGATGGTAAGAGATGGCTAAACATTCTTTTACCTATAGTGTTATTGAAGAGTTCATACCCATAGATGAACAAACCAAAAAGGAAATAAAAAAAATAAAATTAGATAAATATCCCCTGAATTATAATAATTTTTACACTCATACAGGGGAAGAAAAATTACAAAATTTAATATTAATGAAATTAAATACGGTTTTTAAAAAGCACGCATTAAAATTAGTTAACTGTTGGATACAAAAATATATGAAAAATCACTACCATGATTTACATACTCATTTTGGGAGTATAAAAGAAAAATCTTTCGTTTGGTTCATTGAAGGTACGGAGGGCTCCTCTCCCATTTGTTTTTATGATGTCGGGTATCCTTTAATTAACACCGAACAAATACTTAAAATAAAATTTATGCCAGGAATTTTATTAATTTTTCCAGGATTTCTTCCTCATGCGGTTCCTTTGAATAAAAGTAATAATAGATTAATAGTGAGTGGAAATGTCATTTAAAAAAAATAAATATGCCATTGTACGCCAAGCTATTTCAAAAGACTTAGCTGCCTTTGTAGCCAACTACTTTTCAATAAAAAAACAAGTTTATGATACTTGTTTAAAAGAAAGATATATTTCTCCTTATGAAGTTATAAATGGATATTATGAGGGAGCAAATGAACAGATACCACATACTTATTCTTGCTATTCAGATATAGCTATGGAAACTTTAATGTTAAAATGTCAACCAATTATGGAAAAGACAACAGGATTAAAATTAAATCCAGCTTATACTTATGCTAGGCTTTATAAAAAAGGAGATATTTTACAAAGACATAAAGATAGATTTAGTTGTGAAATCTCTACGACGATGAATCTTGGAGGGGATCCTTGGCCAATATATTTAGACCCTACTGGTGGCTCTAGTCTTAAACCTGACATACCTGCATATGGTATAGAAGAGTCCAAAAGACTTATAAAAAATCCCAATAAAGGTGTTAAAGTAGATTTAAAACCAGGAGATATGCTGGTCTACAGTGGCTGTGAAATGGAGCATTGGAGAAATAAATTTAAAGGTAAAGAATCCATTCAAGTCTTTTTACATTATAATAATAAAAAGACTCCAGGAGCTAAAGAGAATATGTTCGACAGACGTCCTCATTTAGGTCTTCCTTCTTGGTTTAAAAAATGATACTAGTAAAAAGGGAGTGTCCAGACTCCACCAATCACCCTGGACACTCCCTTTTATTAGAGAATTTTATATGTTAGGTTTATCATCATTCGGAGCGACAACTTTTGGCGGATTAGGCCAAACGGGCGCTTTAATTATCGTCACGGGCAGTGGAGTTACTGTTTCTATGGGAACGGTTACTCTTGCAATTGACTCGATTATAGTGGTAACTGGAAACGCCGTTACTGTTTCGAGCGGCACTCCTACTTTTACCATCAGTGGAAGCGTGTCCCCTGATGGCAGCGCCGTAACAGTTTCTACTGGCGCGGCCGATGTGAATGTGATAACGTGGAATATAATTGATACAGGTGCAACCATGACCTGGACTAATATAGACCCATTATAGGAGAATTATGGCATCAACATATACGACAAATTTACAGTTAGAAAAAGTAGCCACAGGAGAAAAAGCTGGGTTATGGGGAACTGTAACTAATACTAATTTAGAAATTTTAGAACAGGCATCAAGCGGTTATCTATCGGTTGATGTAGCTGCAGCCGATGTTACATTGGCATTGAATGATGGAGCCACTTCTAATGGTAAAAATCTATTCTTTACACTGACAGGAACTCTGGCGGGTAATCGACAATTCATTATGCCTACTTCTGCAGAAAGAATCTTTATCGTTAAAGATTCAACAACACGTTCTTCAAGTAATTATACCTTAACCGTTAAGACTGCTTCAGGTACAGGTTATACAATGCCTGTAGCTGCAACTGCCTTGGTTTATTCCAACGGAACGAATACGGCTTTGGGCATGCTTCAAAAAAGTTATGTCACCCATACCACGGCTTATACCGCCGTTCCTGGGGATCAAGTCTTTTGCGATACGAAGACAACTGATGCGTTTACCGTTACGCTTCCTGCTGGAGCGGTGGGAGCCGAAGTAACGCTTATTGATAGTCAAAATTATTTTGCTTCAAACAATCT